AGCCTATGCGGAAAGCGCGGCAGAAAATTATGTTTTAGGAATTAAAACTATACCAACTCAAGACTTGTCTAAAGCCTTAGTGGAGTAGTTTTATCCCCGGCCCTTCATTCACTCCTTTGAACTTGGGCCGGGGACTTTTATTGGAAAAAAAATATGGAAAAAGAAATGAAACCCTGGGAAGTTATTAAACTACTAGAAGAAACACCAGGTAGAAACGATAAGATAGAAATTCTAAAATCTCAAAATAGAAATCATGAATTTAAGTATGGTTTAATTGCATGTTATGACCCTTATGTAACTTATGGTATAAAACAAATACCAGAGAAACTTGAGGAGTGTCCATTACCTACAGAAGTAGCTCACCAACAAATTAGAGGGTCGAGTTTTTCAACAGGTGGTGATGAAATGTATGACCAAGTAGCCATGGCATTGCCAAAGTATATGGCTTATGCTGATTTTGAGTTGGTAGTTTTAAAGTCATTAAGAAGTAGACATGTAACTGGTAATGCAGCTAAAGACTTAGTTGAATTTATGTTAATGAATACTAAAGGTGTAGATGAATGGAACTATTGGTATCGCAGAATCCTACTCAAAGATTTGAAATGTGGTATTACTGCAAAAACAATTAATAAAGCTTATGGAGGCAATCTAATTAAAACATTCGGTGTACAATTAGCCAGCGATGGCACAGGTAAAGAACATTTAATGGGTGATTCCATTATTGAAAATAAATACGATGGCGTTAGATGTCTTGCAGTTGTGAATAAAAATAAAGTAACTTACTATACAAGAAATGGTAAAGAGATTAACCCTAAAGTAATTCCTGATGAAGTACACAATATTTTAAATGTACCAGAACTTCAAGGATTAGTCTTTGATGGCGAATTAATGAGTACAACCTTTCAAGAGTTAATGCATTTATTACATAAGAAATATGAAATAGAAGTAAAGGATATTTATTATGCAATCTTTGATGTTATACCTTTTGACGAATTTATTAAAGGCGAAAGTACTAAAACATTAATTGAAAGAAAATTACAATTAACTGAATTGACTAGAGAATTACCAGACTTCTTTTGGGCAGAACAAATACAGCTTATAGATTATAATGAAGTCAATTTAAAACAAGAAGATGGTGAAGGCCAAGCCGCAAAATCATTACATTACTATACAACCGAAGCTGTAAAATATCAGTTTGAAGGAATCATTGTAAAGGATAGAAATTCATTATGGAGAGCTACTCGAAGTAACGATTGGTTAAAGATTAAGCCATTTGTAGAAAAATCATTAGCTGTTATAGATATCGTCGAAGGTACTGGAAAAAATGAAGGAAGGTTAGGTAATTTAGTTTGTGAAGGAATAGATACAGGTCAACTTATTAATACTAATGTTGGCTCAGGATTTACTGACGAACAAAGACAAGAAATCTGGGACAATAAAGATAAATACATGGGATTAATTGCTGAAGTTAGAGGTGACTGTGTTACTGAAATGATTGATGGAAAGCATAGTATAAGGTTCCCAAGGTTCAAAGGTTGGAGAGGTTCAAAGCCTGGTGAAAAGATTTAACTTATAAATAGTTTAATAGAGGAGTATATATGGAATACCTAAACAGCTATTTGAAAGACAATGATTATACATTTATATCTAAGGATGTAAAAGGTAGATATCAAGGGGTCGTAGTAAGTCATATCGATGAATACGCTATACCTAAATTAGTATACGGTGTCTTATATGTACAAGACCACTTTAATTTAGGCGTTGATTGGTACCCAGGCGAAAGTTTAGAAACAACAGAATCACATAGAGATTCATGGTTAAGCCAAGTTTCTGACAAACCCTTACCAGGAAAATTGAATGAGAGAGGAGAATTCGTACCAAATTATGGTGGTACAACCGAAACTCATCAAACTAAATACGGTCCAACTGAATAAAACACTGTACATTTGAACCTAATCCTGGTATAATAGATTTTATATTATAGGAGTATATTATGGCAAAAGCTAAACGCAGAGGTCCATCCCTCGAAGATAAGTATCTTGGCAGTGAACCAAATTATCATGGTCAAGAGTTAAAAGGTGAAGAACTATCCAAAGCATTTTCATCGTCAACTCGTTATTTTAACTATTACAATAACGCAAAAACAAACGCACCAGTTATTCTAATCTATGCCGAAAAGGTATTAGGATTTTCTAAGAAAGATATTGTAGCTTTAAAGAAAGTAGAAAACTGGAGACTCAATCAAGGCACGGGTAATAACATACGATGCTTCAACGCAGGTATTCCACTCGATGATATGCCAACAACCTCAGACGAAACTATTCCACAAAGAATTGAAAGACATTTAAGAGAATGTCTAAAGATTGGTAAGTCTATTGTTATAGAGAAAAAAGCAACTGCACCGGCAGTTGTCATTACACCTCGTCAAAGAATGCAAAAGAAAGTACTCGATACTATTTGGGTAGACTTTGATGAAATGGTAATTGATAAATGGTTCGAAGGTGAATACGATAAGATTAAATTTCCAGCTTATTCATTACTACAAATGCATAAAATCAAAGGTGCGGGTGTAAATATATTCGCAGATAGAATTCAATTTGAGCTAGACTTGGTGTCTGATGCCTATAATAAAACATGTGAGCAGGCTGTAGAAGCTTATTCACATATCTCTAAGGGCAATAAAAAGAAAATGATGACACTCCTAGAAAAAATCCTGGAGGACGTAGCAAGGGCAAAATTAAATGCCAAATCAGCTAGAGTTCCTAGGGCCAAAAAGAGAAAAGCATCAGACGAACAAGTCGCCAAGCTCCAATATAAAACTGATGATGTTGAGGCAAAACTAACATCAATCAATCCAGTTATGATTCCTGGTAAGGAAAGGTTATTTACCTATAACACTAAAACTAGAAAGCTGACAGAGTATTATTCTGTAAGCACAACAGGGTTTGAAGTAAAAGGTACATCAATTAAAAACTTTGACGATAAGCTATCTAAAACCACAAAGCTTAGAAAACCAGAAGATGTGTTACCCAATGTACTCACCCTCGCACCTACTAAAATTCAGAAACAGGTGTGGGATAAATTAACTACAAAACAAAGTGTGCCAAATGGTAGGATTAACGCTGATACAATTCTGCTGAGGGTACTATAGGATTATGCTTGAAGAAAAAATAATGACTAAGAAAAGATTCTCTACAGCTGTAGAAGAATTAGTCTCAAAAAGAACCGATATGGATTACCTTGATGCAATGGTTTATATAGTGGATAAAAGAGGATTGGATATGAGAAACGTACCAAAACTTCTTACTGATTCATTAAAAGAAAAACTAGAAGCTCAAGTTACTTCAAAAAATTTAATTAAACAAAAGAAAAAGAATAGCTTACCAGTATGAATGACCCATTTGAGTCATATAAGTTATACAATGCTTTAAAGTTGCATTTCGAATCTAATTATGATGCAGTGAAATATAACTTTAAGTCTAATGTAACTACCAATTCGTTTTTAAAGCGTAAGGATAAATATTTCTTTGCTAAGTTAGCGAAAAAATATAATGGTAATCTAATGGATTTTTATGTATCACAATTTGTTAATAATGGCAAATACGTAGGTGATATGTTAGATTCAGAAGCAGAACAGAATTTTAAACACTTCAAAAAAGTTCAAGAAAGTATTCATCGAACCTTTGAAGTGGATATAAATAAACTATGTGATTATGATTTAGAACAACTTCTTATTTCAGAAGATGGACAACATCCTCTAATCATAAAGTTATGGATGCAAGAAGAAATACTATTGGAAACAGTAGTTATTCTTAATTCCATATTGGGGTTTATTCCTCGAGAGTCTAAGAAGATTAAGGACACTATTATTTGGCCTGACCAGAAAAGACTAATCGAGAAGTATACACCATTCGTAAAGTTCGATGCAAATAAAATCAAACTTATTTGCAAAAAGGCCTTTACAAAACCATGAAAGTATGGTATAATATAACCTATATAATGTATAAAGTGGATAATTCAGTAATACAACGCAATACGGAGAAATACTATGTCGTTTGAAAATCTAAAGAGCACACGAGGCTCGTCTATTGATAAACTCGTCAAAGCTGCAGAAGCAGTATCCACACCAAAAACTGAGAGCTCTTCTTACGAAGATGACAGATTTTGGAAACCTACCAGAGATAAAGCTGGCAACGGATTCGCAGTCGTAAGATTCTTACCTGCCACGGAAGGTGAAGACCTACCATGGGTAAGATATTGGGACCACGGGTTCAAGGGGCCTACAGGTCTATGGTATATAGAAAACTCTTTAACCTCTATCGGTGAGCAAGACCCAGTGTCAGAAATGAATACTGTGTTATGGAACTCTGGAAGGGACGAGGATAAAGCAACTGCAAGGGACAGAAAGCGTAGATTACATTATGTGTCAAACGTGTTAATCGTTTCTGACCCAGCAAACCCTGAAAATGAAGGTAAGGTCAAACTATATAAGTTTGGTAAGAAAATCTTTGACAAAATTATGGATGTTATGCAACCACAATTTGCCGATGAAGAGCCAGTGAATCCTTACGATTTTTGGGAAGGTGCCGACTTTAAGATTAAAATCAGAAAGGTCGAAGGTTGGGTAAACTATGATAAGTCAGAGTTTGCTGCACCTAAAGCACTATATGAAGGCGAAGAGGAAAGACTAGAGGGAGTATATAACCAATTATATTCTTTACAGGATTTCTTGAAGCCAGAGAACTATAAAACTTATGATGAGTTAAAGCTCAAATTGAATAGAGTTCTCGGTGTCGACGCCGGTGTGTCAATGGATGCCCCAATGGAATCAGCTCCTGTAGTTGAACAACCAATGGCAGCAGCCGCTTCAGAGCCCATGGCTAATACAGCGTCTGATGATGGTGATGATGAAGACACATTAAGCTACTTTGCCAAGCTAGCAAAGGAATAAAATTAGTAGCTGATTCGTTTCGATGATACGAAAATTTTAGAGGGAGCAGAAATGCTCCCTTTTTTTTATCTAGAGAATGATAATTGTAGGCCGGAAGTTCTTAAAGGTCTACCTGATATAATATTTGATGTTACACTTGATGAGTTATTTACGTTACTACTTTGTTGATTTGAAACTACAACTGGATTCTGTTTAACCTCTACTTGAGCTAATGCATTTTCTGTAGATATATCTGGAATATCTGCACCAGTTAGATTCTCTTGGTCTTTTTGTCGAAGCTCTTCTTGCTCTTTTTGCATAGCTGCTTCTTCATTTTTCAATCTAATTTCTTCAGCTGCTCTTTTACCTCTTCCTGTATCAAGGCCCTCACCTATAGCATCCAATGCTGATGTGTCGAAATCATCTCCTAATATCCACTTTGCAGCTCTCTTACCTAAGAAACTTATCATCTTTCTAGGTATAAAGGTAATGCCGTTAACAATCATTGCTAAGAAGTCAACGAAATATAACATTGCAACTTTTAGAGTGTCCATAATACTTGCGCCTGGTCCTAATGAATCCTGTAACGCTTTAAATCCAAGGTATAAACCACCAACTAATGCCATAATAGCTAGGATTGGTACTAATATTGGAGCCATTGCCGCGATAATTGGAACCATTGCAGCCATCATACCACTAAATGCAGCCACCATACTAGGTATAAATGTGGTCATCATGAATACTCTAAATACTTTGGTCAGGGTAACTAAACCTCTGAATACTTTCATGAATGCACCACCAACTGATGCCATCATTGATTTTAGATTTGCCATCATGTTAGCAACAAAGTCTGATATCATGAATGTTCTAAATGCCATAAATCCATTCTTTAAGAATCTTATAGCTCTTAAAACTTTAGGTAATATCATTAATCCAAGACTTCCTAGAATAACAGAAAACGATGTAAAGTTTTCATCAATAGTTTTCCTCATTCCTTCCATATCGCCATTAATAAATTTATCGATTGTATCAACGATTGCACCGACAGTATCAATAGCCTTTCTTACAATAGCACCAAATGTTTCTGGTGAAAAGAATAGTGTGGCAATACCTGCAATACCAGCTAGGAAGCCAGCAGTTTTTGCAACTTTACCTCCACCACTTTCAATCTTATCAGCCATATTAGACAATAAAGAATTAGCCTCTTCTTGTTTCTTTAGAGCTTCTCGTCTTTCTTCTTCGGTTAGTATACCTTTTAAAACAGCTTCTAATTGTGCTTGAGCTAAATCGATTTGTTGTTGGTCACCGGTTTCAAGAGCAGCTTCCAATGCATCTTGACTACTAGTAAATGAAGATTTTAATTCATCAAGAAGTGGGTCACCAGCTTCGGTAGTCATAGACAATTTGTTTAAAGCCTTTTTACCATCAGTTTGTGCTTTAGTCTGTAATTCAATTAAATCTTTTTGACCTGATAATTCTTCGGTTAATCTCTTTAATGAGTTAACTGTTTCATCACCTTCAATAGCATTCTTCTGTGATTCTAGAATGTTATTAGCTTGGTCGTTTAGACTAACCATTTCGGATAATCTATTATCCAAAGCTTTAGATGTATTGCTATTTTCTAGGGTTGCAAGGACTGCATCCATTGTTCCTTGAAGAGCATCTGCTCTCCTAGATTCACCACGACTATTTAAGTCTTCAATCTTATTTCCAAGCTTAACAGCTTCAAGTAGAGTTTCTTCTCTTTTAGCTGAGCGTTTTGTACTACCTTCTGTCTTTTCCAAAAGGGCCTTTATGTTCTTATTCGTGGTGTCTTCTGCCATTTACCTATTCCTTATTATTAAAGCGATTATCTATCCAACACTTTCCATAATATACTAAACCTAACCAAATGGTAATCATTAAACCATCAAAATAGCTTAGGTTGTTTAACTCTGATAAACCTTCCATTATTTCTTACCCATTGCTTGTGCACCAAAGAATGCAGCAACAATACCAGCAACAGCAATAAAATATACTCCTGCCATATCGCCAAGAATATCAGCAGCCTTTTCATAACCGACTACATTAGAGCCAATTACTAATACTGGGTAAAGAAGCATTCCATATAGTGAATACCAAGCCATTTGTCTTTGTGCATCTCTCATTGCATCAGCATCTTCAAGCTCTTTACGTTTAAATTCGAGATACATATCCTGTTCTCTTTTGGTCACCTTTCCGTCTCCGTTGGTGTCTGCGGGATGATATCCTGCGTTTTTAATTTCTTCTTCCATCATTTATACCTTTTATTCTGTGCCTTTTGTTTTTCGTTCTCTTCTTTAATATACTGCTGTAATAGCGTTACGTATATTTCCCTTTCCCATGGTAGCATATTCTCTAATTCAGTTAAACTATAATTGTGATGTTGCATCATTGCAAAATTCACTTTGTAATAGTTCACAAGTGTATCATGCGAAAGGCCTAAGTAAAAAAATTCTGAAGGCCTCTTAACTCTACCTTATTATCATTATCGCATTTATTACATTTCCATTCAACTGTGTGAGATAGTGCCGGCATTCCCTGGAACCACTCTGTAATACTTGCAAACTGTGATGCATTTAATCCATCTATAAATCCTGTTAGTGATTGTTCTGTTTCACTATCAGCAGGATATACATTATCGGCATCAAAAATATTATCAATTGATACCATAATTAATCCCATTGTCGATTCCATCTTTTGTTCTGGGGTTAGGCTATCTAAATCCTCAGTACCAAGACTTTCTAATTGTTTAACTGATGGGTATTTAAAAGTAATACCAACATCATCAGTCATCATAACAATTTTATCGTCCTTTTCAGGAATGTCCATTGTGATTTTTTCCAATGGTATACTATGTTTACCAACATCATCACAATCATCATTACGACATTTTAGAGAAATATCTGCTGTTTCTCCTACAGCTTTTGACCTTAATTGTAAAAACAAGTATTCAAGGTCAAAACTCGTTAGGTTATCAGTTACTACTGTATCAAATGTACAGGCTGATAACACATCCTTTAAGCTTCTCATAATTAGTTTATTATCTTTAGATTCTAAAGCAACCATGAGGACCTTTTCTTCTTTCACAAGGAAAGGTCTAAATTCAATTTCTTCTCCAGTACTAGGTATAACCGTAGTATATTTCGAAGCATTCACTACTGGCAAAGCCATAATTTTCTCCTATTATATTATCCAAGTAGGTCTGCAACAGAACCAAGCACAGAGGCTGTGGAACTTAACGGACCTTCTACAACATATTTATCATATGAAAAAGTAACCGATAACTTAGCATATTCTCCACTATCCTGAGATAGGTCGATTTGGTTTACAGTTGTCGGAAAAGCTTTTTCTAATTTAACGCCATACACTGGCTTATTATTATTATCCAATTGCTGAATTATTACATCAGTTGAATAATCGTTTTTATAACCCACAGTAAAAGTATCTACATCGATTACACCTGATTGCCAACCATCAAACATTGTCTTCATATAGTAATCATTGGTTAAAACAAAGCTCATTGTAACTTCGCCATCAATAATAGTATATGGAAACTGATTAACCTGTCGGTCAAGTGCAACATCACTTGTAGAAATAGTTCTACTTGGGAAATTCACAGAATCACATAACAAAGCTATATCCCTAGGGTCATTAATTAAATTCTTGACACTAGGAGTATTACCAGAAAGTAAAGAACCAACTAATACTTCTGGATTTAAATTTAAAAGAGATTGTGTAGGAGGTGTAAAGATTACATTAAATCTATTTGACCTGGCTATTCCGCCCTTTTTGGCGATTGTACTTTTTAATGTATCGATGTTACCATTACTTCCAAACATATTTAACTCCTAGCAATCTTAATACTTTCAGCCCATACTTTAGTTTTAGTGGACTTAGTAAATTGTTCTGTTGGTAAGAATACAGCAATTTCCCATTCGGTCATTGGTACTCTAACCATTTTTGATTTGACATGACTTGTTAAGTAATGTTTAAAACAGGGTTTAAACTCTTTATACTTACTGACACCTTTTAACAATTCATAACGCATTTTAGTTAAGCGCGTTTTATCTTTTAAATTCTTTGGTGCAGTTTTCATTAACTCATCAAGGAATTTAGCTCTAATGTCTGGTCTTAGGTAATGTAAGTTTAAACCGTAGAATCCATTAGGTGCTTCCTCAACCATAATCGTCATAGGAAACCTATCGTAATAAGGTAATGTCTTTTTCATCTTAGGGTCATAGAAATACATATACATATTACCAGCTATTTCAGTAGAAACAGGGTCAAGAGCATCATCTCCGAGTAATTGTTTTCTATTAACACTACCTAGGTCTTTAACTTTCTTTTCAAACCAGGCTCGTGATTGTTTAGTCCGTGCAGTAACTCCTGCGCGGAATGCTTGTGCTTGTAGAGTGTCGAATAAACTAGCCATATAGTCTATTTATACTAGCTTTTCAAGAGTTTGATGCCAAGATTCTTTAAAGTTTCTTCTGTCCATACCTGAAACTTCCATCCTTTATGGTCTGCATATTGTTGTGCAGCTTGCCATTTAGAAGTATTCTTTACGTATGTCATCACTTCATTGATATATCTTTTAGTTTTAGCTCTCTTTTTAGGTGGGATTGTTTCCTTTTTTGGTTTGATTTCTACCAAAATGATTTCACGATTGTCTAATTCAACTAATAGGTCGACATAATACCGATGTATTTTGTTATCAGTTCTGCATTTGTAGGGGATTACGATATCTTCTGAGTTCCATTTCTTAACTCGAGGAGATGATTCACACCATCTAAACGTTTGACGTTCCCATAATGAACGATATACTACCTTGGTTGGGTCACCAATGTACTTATTCTTATTCTTTATTGCGTATTTACCTTTATAACTCATGTCCAAACCTTATAAATAGATTGTATAGTTGATTTAACATAGTTATTTATAGGACAAAAGAATGGCAAATACAATAGCATTTCCTTCAACATTGAGAAAAGATATCGACGATGGTACAGCAAATCATGTCTCTTTTCAAATCATTGGAGATGGATTAGACTCAAACTTATTTAAGATACATCTTTACATTCCACCAAACTTTTCACTAGGTGATAGTGCTAACTTTGGTTCAATTGACCTGGGTATGATTAACGCTGTAACAGAAAGAGATACATTAAGAAAGCAGGCAAAAGAAGAAGGAAAGAACGAAGCAGATATCGAAGCAATCGGTATAGGTGCAATGATACTCAAATCAGTAGGTGTTGACCAATTCGGTGCAGCAGATGCAGCAATGCAAAAAGCAGGAGTTGCAGTTAACAATGCCACAACTTTAACCTATGAAGGGTCATCAATCAGAACATTTACATTAGGATTTACACTTGTAACAGAGTCAGCAGAAGAAGCACAGGTAGTACGAGTGATTGAAAACACCTTTAGAAAGTATATGTATGCCAAGAAAGAGGGTGAATACATACTCAAATACCCTCCAGTATTCCGAATTAAGTTCATGAAAGGTACTGAAGTCAACGAATTCTTACCTCATTTGTTTGATTCTTATTTAACTGGCATGACAGTTTCATATAACGAATCATCCAATATCTTCCATGCTGATGGTTCACCTGTCGATACATCGATTGAACTATCATTCCAGGAACAAAGACAGTTAACAAGAGATGATTTATATAGTGCTGATGATGTTGCACCAGGCGATATCGAACCAAATAGAACATATCCACCACAGAAAAGTGGTGTTGCAACTGCTGGAGGTAACGGATAATGTCATTCTTTAAACAATTTCCAAAGGTAGATTACGATTTATACGCCGATGGCGCAGTTCAAAGTGTTGTTAACATCTTTCGAAATGTACGACCACTGCAGAACTTCATTGACAATATGACTAATTACAAGTTCTATACAGTACAAAACGGTGAAAGACCTGACATAGTATCACAAAGACTATATGGTACACCGGACTTTTATTGGACATTCTTTGTTGTCAATGAGTTTCTTCATGATGGAACAAGAGCTTGGCCAATGTCAGAAGAAGTCTTAGCAGACTATATTAACACTGAGTATAGCGGATTTGCAATCAATACACATCCTACATTGTTAAAGAAC